GGCACCGAGTAGTCGTCCTGGCGCAGCGGCGGGATGCCGATGTTGCCGTCGATGACCTGGAGGTGGGTGAGGAATGTGGTGACGTCGGTTGCGCCGATCTTGTATGTCTCAGCCATTGACGCCTGCCAGGAAGGCCGCGCGACGCAGCGCACGGGGAAGGGATGTCTCGGCACGCTCACCGGGAGCAGCGGTGACGTTGATGCTGCCAATGGAAAAGCCACTGGCTCGGCCGCTGCCCGTCGGGGACATGCCTGCGAGGGGGTTGATGCCGCGGTTGAGCTGCGAGAACAGTCCCGCGCCGAACTTGTCTACTGCCGACTTTCGCACGACGAACTCGCCAGGGGTGAGCATGGCCGGCACCGTGTCCGACCCGCGCGGCACCCCAAAACCTCGGCCAGCAATACGGCCGCCGTCAGCCTCAAAGAACGCCTGCTTATTGGAACCAGTAAAGCGATACTCCGTGGTCACCGTTATGTTCTTTGACTTGAGTGAGTCCAACTTGATCTGCAAGTTGGTGACGTCCACACCGGCCTCGCTCAGATCGTCGATGAGAGCCTGGAAAGGCTCAAGCAGGAGTGCCCGTGTGGCAGGGTCCATCTTGGCGTTCTTGAACGCACCCTCAAGGCTGCTAAGTCCTTGGCTGGCGATGGCCGCCTGACTCGCCACACCATCGACGCTTTCGGCATAAGACGCCGTGCGCTCGATTAGTCCCTTCAAAGTGTCAAAGTTTTCCTGGCCCTTTTCGCCGAAGATGTTGACCGGCGTGTTGGTCCTTTTGAAGGCGCCGCCGACCTCGTCAATGGCTTGCCGAAAGGCGACGACTTGGTCTGTCTTGGCAATGGCTGCCGCAAACAGGTCGAACTTCTCGGCGGCGTCCTCGGCATCCTCTCCAGATTCAGTAACCGAGTTGCCGAATTCATCGACATAAGTGACGCTCGTGCTAGCGGCCTGCCCGACGCGGACGACGGCATCTCGGTAGTCGGCATGTGAAACCACAATCCGGGCATTGACATCGTCTTGGTCTTCCGTCGCCGACCTAAAGAGACCCAGCGCGCCTGCGGCAGTCTTCAAGAGCCCTGGGATGCCGATGAAGTATTCAAGGAAATTCTTGGCGCCCTCACTGCGAGGGATGTTAAGATCCTCCGCCGTTTGCGTCAGTCCGGATGACAACTCACCAAGTGACTTGATGGCGCCGCCAATTTGCTCGCCAAGCGCCTCAAGCGCCGGCTGCAAGTCCCTGATTGAATCAACCAAATCGTCAGTGCCGCTTGAACTATCGCCAAGCCCGGAGAGAAAGCCCGCGCCAAATGACTCTTGCAGTTCGTCAAATGCGACGCTGACGCGCTGGATTTGTCCTTGAAACGTATCGGCAGCCTGGGCAGCCTGTCCAGCAAACAGGCGTGACAGTTCGCCCGTGATTACTTGCATGTTGCCAGTTTTGAGAATTGCTGAATCAACGCCAAGCCCGAGTCGCCCCAGCGCGTTAGCGTTGCCGTCATAGGCCTTGCCCAAAGAGTTCGCGACAAGTTCAAGTGATTTGCCGCGACCTGCGCTTATGTCAAGAGCAATTGATAGTGCCCGTTGGGCTTCGTCTACATTTCCAGTGGAGCGCACCAAGCGCTCAAAAGCGGGGCGCATTTCGTCGTCAACCACACCTGTTGCCATTTGCAACTCAGTGATGAAGTTTTCAACGTCGGCAGTACGGTGCGCTTCACCCAAATTGGTCAACGTTTGGGCTAGTTTGCGTGCAGCTGCTTCGTCGGCAATCGCTGCCTTGACGCCATCAATTGCGAGCTTGGTGGCAAACGCAGCAGCCGCTGCGCCAGCCATTGCCAAAGCCGGGCCAAGGTTTTGCCGCAGAGTGGCGCCAAGCTTCTGCATGGGAGTGGCGGTTTTGGCCGCCTCACCCTTCAAGCGATCAAGGTCCCGCTGGGCGCGCTTGAGGTCGCGGTCGTTGTAGTCGGTGCCGACAACAATCTGGATGCCCTTGCCTGACCCACTTACTGCCATGAGGGCAACCTCCTATTAACTGCATCGACGGCCCGGTCGCACGCGGCCTGGATGCGCTTGATGGCCTCGGGATACTGCGTGACGATGGCCTTGCCTGCCAGGCGTCCAGATCTGGGGCGCCCGCCTGAGGTGTAGAGACGCCCGTAGCGGCTCAAGTTGCGAATGAACTGGCCCCCGTCAGGGTGGGTCGAGATGCCGCCGAGGCCGTTCTTGCCAGCCGACTCGTAGATGGCAGCCACGGCACCCGTCATGTTGACAGTGACAGAGACGCCGCGACGCTTGCTGCTGGCGGAAATGGGCGCCCAAGCGGGCCAGCCAGCGCCTCCGCGGGTGCGACCTCGAGCCGCGCCCGTCTCGCGCCAGCCACTCATCGGAGGCTGGGTCGGAGCGTTGGCGCGGATGTAGGCGGCAAGATCCCGGCCGACGTTTGAGATCTCCTTGCCCACCTGCTTGGCGGTCTCGGGCTCCATTGTGCGCAACGCGCGAACGGCTTGGTCGGCTCCTTCAACGCGCACCGTGAAGTCGGTCATGTCAACTCCTCCGGCTTTCGTTGGCCCGCCAAGTCAAATACTTGGACATGGTGAAGATCATGCGGTCGGACTCAGCCAGCACGGCGGACGGCGCGAGGCCGTATTCGTAGGCCAGATGGACGATCAGCCAGTGGGCGTTGTCGTCCCCTCCAAAGGGACGATCTTCCCCTGACCAAACTCAACGTTCTCAACCTTGTCGAGCCAGGTGTTGAAGTCGTCAGCCGTGCGGGCGGTGCGGTGCAGTGAGTGCCACGCGAGCCAGCAGGCGTCAGTCAGGCGGAAGTCGTCGGCGAGGCGGGCGATGGAGCGGTCGTGCTGCTGCTCAAAGGCCACCTGGTCGGCGACGGAGGCCGTAGCCTCCGCCGCCGTGCCGTCGGCGTAGGTGATGGTGAACTGGATGCGCAAGGGATTCTCCTAGACCTAGAACGTGCCAGCGGTTGAGCGGCTGATTTCGCCGACGGCGGGCCACGTCACATCAAATGTGGTGAGGTCGCCGACCTGCCCGTTCACGGGCGTCTGCTGGGAGCAGAGGACCGGGATTGTGTAGAGCGGGGCAGTAGACGTCGCGGTGCCCTGGGTGGTGCTGGTGCCCGCGAGGATGACCACGTTGGCCGTGCCACCGAAGACGCCAGCAAGAGTGGCGCTGACGCTGGAGGCGTCGTAGTCCTGGTGCAGGCTGATGGTGACCGAGGCGTCCTTGAGGCCAGCGATGCGGCTGCGTGCAGACTGACCGAACGCCGTGGTCTCGATCTCGTCGACAGTCTCGGTGACCTCAACGCTTGCGATGTTGGTGGTGAGCTCGGTGCTGCCGACCTTCACCCGAAGGTTCTTGCCTACAAATTTCGCCACGGTAGTGGCCTCCTTCTTCTGTGTGTTAGCCGGCAGCAATCACGCTGACGTTGAATTCCGCCGTGTGGTAGGTGACGTCCCCGATGCTCAACGAGCCCTGGTTAGTCATTTCTGTGACTCGGCAGTCCAAGGCTTTGCCCCCGAGGGAGCGGTCACCTTCAATTGCCGCCTTCACCGACGCGCTACCACTAGAGGCGCAGTAGGCGTCGAGGTTGGTCTGTGATGCCCGGTCGGCTACGCGGCCGACGATGAGCATGATGGTGAATGAGTATTCGTCCGACCCGCGCCCGAAGGCGGTGTCGTACTGGATGCGGCCCGGCATCACGACGGCGACGGGCGGCTGCGGGTTGTCGGGGATGTAGGCCGAGGACCGCAGGCCGGTGATGGTGGTGAGCCGGTTGGCGAGCCCGGTGCGTAGGTCGGTGAGGGCGGTCATGCGACACCGTTGACGCGGCGGTAGCCCTCGACGAGCTGGACGACGTCAGGGTCAAGGCCGCGGCTGACCCGCATGATTCCCATGTCGCCGAAGCCCGCCACGCCTAGGGGACTCTGCAAGCGGCTGAAGATCCTTGACGACTGGAGGATCGTGGCCTGGGTGACCGTGACCGGGATGTTGGGCCAGCCGAAGACAGCCCGCACCTTGATTGAATTTTCCGGCCCCGTGGGGAAGGAATAGTCGCCGATGGCCCGGATGCGAGTGAACGGCCACACAACGCCACCGAGATAGTCGTTGATCGGCTCCGGCTGGGCGTCGCCCTGCCCGCCCGCAGTGCCAATCGTCCAAGTCGTGTCATAGACGCCATCCAGGCCCGTGGACGTTTCGACCTGGGCGATGGATCGGGCGTCGTCGATCTGCACGACGTAGGGGTTCTCGGTGTTGTAGTACCGGGTGACGGTGCCGGCGTTGATGAAGTTCCTGCCGCAGTACGCGTCGATGAGTCGGGACGCGGACTCGACGGCCATCTCGAGGAGGGCGTCGTCGGTGGCGTCGCCGGACGGGATGCGCAGCGCAGACTTGATCTGCGCCAGGGTTGCGTAGCCGTTAGCAATTGCCACGGTCAGCCTCCGATTTCGTAATGCTTCCGCATCCAGTCGACGGTCAGGGGGAGTCCCTGAGCGAGCCTTGTGCGCGGGTTGTGGTGCAGCAGTGCCTTGGCCTTGGAGATGTCAGGCTTCTTGCTGGTGACGTTGTGCTTGTCCAAGGGCAGGCGGTTCACCAAAGACGGGTGGGCGCCCGTGACCTCGAGCAGCATGTTTGCCATGTCCTCCACGCTGACGTACTCGTCGCCGCCGACGTTCACGGTCTCGCCTGGGGCGAAGCTCGTGGCCGCGTTGGCGAGGCTGACCAAGAAGTCGCCCTGGTACATGAAGACCCGGTGATAGTTCTCATACACCGTGATGGGCTTCCCGGTTAGAAGCCGGTAAGCGAAGAGGCACACCACCGAGCGATAGTCGTGGTAGCGCTCTCCGGGCCCGTAGGCGTTGAAGAACCGCAGCGTCATGGTCTTGGTGCCGTAGCGGTCTGCGAAGTTGCGGATCTGCTCCTCGTTCACGCGCTTGCTGATGGCGTAGTCGTTGGTGAGGCGCGGCTGCGGGTTGTTAAGGAGGTAGCGCTCGTCGATGGCTTCGGCGTCGGCCTCACCGTAAACCTCGGAGGAGGAGGCGAAGACGTGGCGGAAGCCGCGCTCACGCTGAAGCTCAAGCACGTTGCGGGTGCCGATGGCGTTGGTGCGCCAGACCTGCTCGTAGTGCTCCTCGCCGTTGATGCGCCCGAACTCGGCGGCCAGGTGGTAGACGAGGTCGAAGTCGCCGACGCGGTCGAAGGCAGCGCGAAGCTGCCGGTAGTCGGCGACGTCGGCGCGCACGGTCTGGGGCTGGCCGGTGTGCTGGAGTTCGATTCCCCAGACGTCGTGGCCGCGTTCCCGCAGCTCGGCGACCAGGGGGGCGCCCAACGTGCCGGCGGAGCCGGTGACAACGATCTTCATGCTGTTTCCTCCACAATTCGCCAGAACCGCTCGGGTTGCTGGGCGAGTACTGCCGCAGGGTCGCCGGGCTCTAGCCGCCCGACGAGGGAGTTGGTGACGATGTCGCAGCCAGCGAGGGTGGCCTCGATGACGACGAGGGGGCAGGCGTCCCGCTCCTTGGGGAGGTGGACGAAGTATTTGGCGCGGGCCATGTGGTCAAGGACGACCTCGTGCGGGGCGTTCTCCAGCTCGACGAGTTCCAGGCCGTGGCGCTGCGCCCAAATGCGGGCGTTGAGTTTCCCCTTGGCCGGGTGGCGTCTGCCCGCGAACAAGGCAAAAGGTTCCTTATCGGCGGGGGCGACGCAGTTCGGCGGAACCGGAGAGTGAATAAAGTCGTCGGCCCGCCCGGTCCACTCGGCTTCCCAGCCCATGTGCGCGCGGCTCATCGTCAAGAACCGCGAGGCCTGGCGGAACAGGTCAGCCTTGGCCGGTGTGCGGTGCTGGGCGTGCTGCACCCAGACAATGGGCCTGAGAGCCGCTAGGAAATTCATAGAGGCTTCGGAGAGTTTGTCAGTGCCTCCGACTACTACCCGGTCCCAGGATTCGTCTGCGGCGCTCTCAGCGGCTTCGGGCTCGATGTAGGAGACCTCAACACCGGCCGGCGCCGCCGTGACCATGTAGTCGGTGTTCCGTTCCGCCCCACCCGCATACTTCCCCGGCAGTAGCGCCGCGTGCCTTTCCTTGACCCTGGGGATGTGGTGCGTGACCCAAGCGACCCTCATGGCGCGAGGAGGACGTCAAGCGCTAGCCGCCAATACCTGTCAAACACAACATCGGCGTCATAGTTGGCGGCAAAGTCAATGGCCTGCTGCGAGCGGCCCCGACCTCGCGCATAGGCAGCCTCAAGGTTATCGACGATACTGGGCACCAGCGGGGTGAAGAACCAGCAGCCTTGGGGTGCGTCCCAGGCGGGTTGCACGTCGCAGAGCCAGCCGTCGCCGACAAGCTCGGGCTGCGCGGTGGCGTTACTGACCACGACCGGGGTGCCGGTGGCTTGAGCCTCAAGGCTGGGGATGCCGAAGCCTTCGCCTCGGCTGGGCTGAAGCAGCACATCCATGCCGGTGTAGATGCTGGCAAGGGCTTCCTTCGGGATGCCCATCCGATAGGAGTACGAGTCAGCGAAGGCGACCCGGTCCATCGGCACGCCGGTCGCGGCCAGCAGCGCCCGCAAGTCAAGGCCAGACATCGCTGGGCTCGGCTCGGTGTGCAGGTAAAGCCAGACGTCGTCGTGCTTCTGCATGACCATCGCGGCGGCGAGGAAGGACTCGGCGAAGGACTTGCGATCCACCTGCCCCTTGTTCGCCGACACCATGCCGATAACGAAGGCATCCTCGGGGATGCCCATCCATATGCGGGCAGGCACCTGGCCGTCGCTACCCTGCATCAACTCCGTCGGCTTGAAAACCTTGGTGTCAATGGCGTGCGGGACGTACAGCGCCTCAACGTCGTGGCGCTCAATCGCATCAAGCCCAAACTGCGACATGGCAATCGGCGTCACGTTGGGGCGCGCCAGCCACTCGATAACTGGGGCCGGGGCGGGGAAGTGGTCAATCGGCACCCAAGAGGCGACGCGCTCCACATGGTCCCAGCCAGCGCCCTTGAAAACCCAACAGTCAAACAGGGTGATGACGACGGCCTGCTGCCCAGTTGGTCGGCCCCAGTCCATCGCATAGGCGGGGATGACGTCGTTGGAGTAGACGTCAAGGCCGCGGGGGTAGACCGGCAGGCCTTCCCATTCCATGGTTGAGCCCTCGAGCCCGTAGTTGGAGGCGATGGCTACTTGGTGGCCGGCGGCTTTGATTCGCCGGGTGGCTTGCTGGGTTTGCTCGCCGTAGCCCGTGGCCGTCCAGGGCGCGTTGCTGGCCCAGAGGATTCTTCGTGCAGCAGTCCCAGCCGGAGCAGTTGCTCCCTCTCGGGCGGCGGCACGTCGAGCGGGATTCCCGCTGCGTGAATTGTTGCGAGTGTTTGAGGCTTTCGTGGCATGGGCCACCTGTTTCTCCTTGTGTGCGCAGGGGGGTGTGGATGGCCCCGCCCCCCTGCGCAAAGGCGGGGCCATCCACGTCTAGGTGCCTAGTGACTAGGCGGTGCCGCCGGTAAACCGCTTGACGTGCGACGTCTGAGGCAGGTTGCCGTCGACGCGGATCTGGAAGCGGAGCGTGACCTGGCCGGTGTTGAAGGCGAAGTCATCCGAGCGGGCCACGTCGATGCCGCCCACGGTGCGGACGTAGTACGACGGGAAGTGCCCGGCAAGAACAGACTTGGCGCCCGAAGCGACCGAGGCCATTGCCGGGTTCTCAATCAGCGAGTAGCCGAGGATCGAGTCCGGGGTTCCGGGCTGGATGCTGGGCACAAAGACGTAGTCACCCGACGACGTCTTGAGCTTGCGCATGGCGCCGATGCTGGAGCCGTTCGCCATGACCCCGAAACCGGGGAGGCGGCGAGCCGCACCATCGAGCGAGTAGACGAGGTCGATGAGATCGTCAGCAGTGAAGCCGCCCGTGCCGCGTGTCGCGGTAGCGGTGCCGCCGGTCACGCCGGCCGCAGCCGCGGTGACAATGCCGTTGGGCTCCACCGTGGCGGTGCCCAGCGTGAGCTTGTCGTTGACCGCGTAGCCAATGGCGTTGCCGGCCTGCTGGCCGAGGAAGCCAATGACGTCAATGTTGCTGTCGGCCAGGAACTCCTGCGAGACCTGCACGATGAAGGCGTACTTGTAGGCCTTGAGCGTGGTCTTGCCGAAGGTCGGGTCCGACTCGTCGATCGTGGCGGCCTCAGCCTCGAAGCCGGCCGTTGACCAGGACGCGAGCGACGGAAGGACAAGGTCCTCGCCGGAGCCCGTGTTGAGGACAGTGACGACGGTCGGGTCAAGCATCGGGCCGACGAGGCGGGCCTGGTCGATGACGACGTCGGAGAACGACGTGGGCACGGGGGCGTTGCTGCTGGTCTTGGCGATGTCGCGCTTCTCAAACTGGAACGAGTGCGCGCGGCGCTCACCAGCGAGCAGCTGACGAAGGATGTCGGCGTCGGACTCGGCCGCAGCGGTGCGGGCCTCAACCGGGCGAGCGACATCTGCGACGCCACGCATGGCCTCAGCGATCTCAGCCTCACGCTTCTCAGCGGTGATGAGGGTGTCAATCATGGTGCGCTTCTCGTCAAGCTCCGCGAACGTGCGGTCGACGAACTCGCGCTCCTCGGTGGACAGGTCGCGGCTCTCAGCGGCAGCCTCGTCCATCTTCGCCTTCGCTGCGTGGTACGCCGACTGGCGATCCTCCACGAGCTTCTTCAAGTACTCGGACAACTTAGTTCACCCCTTTCTGGGGTCTCGGTTTGTTGGATTGCGCAGGTGTTTCTTGCGAATCCCGCCGAGGCTCCTCAGAGCGGGGACCTAGCCGCGGCTCGCGCGGCCAGGAAGTCTCAGGCCTTGAAGGCCAGGTCGAGCTTGGTCTTGAGCAGGTTGATCTGTGCCGGGTCGTGCGCCACCGGCTCAACCACAGGCTCGGGCTGCGGCTCCGGCGACAACTTCGCCACCACCGCAGACAACAGGCCAGCCTGGTCCATCGTCAGGGTCGCGCCACGCTCCAGCGCCTCTAGCGCGCCATTGAGTGCGTCGGCGTCTTCGCCCGTGGCCTCGGCCAGCATGTCCAGGCTGCGCACCGCAGCGGTCGTGGCCTGGTAGGCAGGGAACGTAACGATGGATGTCTCATGCAACCGCACCTGCTGGAGGGTGCGCTGGCTGCCGTCCTCGTTCCACTTGTCGCCGCCGCGAGGAACAGAGAAGCCGAAGCTCATTGAGTCGATCACGCGCGGATTGCCACCGCCGCCGAGTAGAACCGCCAGGTCGCGGCCGTCGCTCGTGTCCGGCAGGGTCGCCTTGACAAGCAGCCCGCGGCCGTCCTCCTCCAGCGTCATCGTCTTCGACCGGGTTGACGCCAAGGGGCGGGCCGGGTCGTGATTCACCAGAAGGAAGACGTTGTTTCGGGACTTCAGCGACCGAGCAAAGGCGCCAGGAGCAATCGTCTCGGTGAAGGGCAGGGGCTCGCTCGGGGAGTTGAACACGGCCGCGTATCCCTCGAAGCTCATACCTTCGGGGGCTTCGCGGACCTCAAGGTCGTCGACCGTGAAAGTGCGGGTCTCCATGCCTGTCATGCTTCGTCCTTCTTCCTCGCGAATACGCTCGGCCTCGCGCTCAAGCCAGCGCCTCGCCGGTCCAGGGTCCGTCGGGTCAATGCCCCATAGGTAATGAGCCACGGCGCCCGCGCCGGGATAGTCGGGGTGGTTGCCGTCGCTGTTCTGCGGCGCCTCAAGGTCGACCGCGTGCCGGGCCGCCCAAGCATTCGCCCGAATGACCTTGTCGTCGGACATTTGCCCGTCAGCGATCTGACGGGCCTCTCGGATGGTGCGATCCGCCAGGCCGTCCCCGCCATAGCCGTCGGCTCGGAAGGCCAGCCCCTTGCGGGCTGCGGACGCCATGTAGCCGGGGACCTCGGGCACGTCAGACCTGGGCGTTCTCGGCCGGCTGCAA